AAATCACAAGAAGCAGGAGATACTAAAGATCCTGTTGCTAATTTTTTGATTACTTCTTTGAAGCTAATGTTAGCTTTTACTGTTAATCCACCATCATCAATAGTTGAAGCTGATAGAAGTGCTGCTGCAATATATTCACCTGCAAATTCCCCTGCATAAGTAGTAGTTATATTAGTTGCAGTTGCAAGTTGTACATTTTTTAGATTACTCATTTTTCTTTTTTTTATTATATTAATTTATTATGATTCAGATGCCCAGATTCCAACACCACCGATTATATACCATTGTGTTAATGCTACTGCTCTAATTACAACATAATCACCTTTGTTTGCTGTTGCTTTTGTGTTAATCCAATCTTTATTTACAACACCACTAGCTACTGAATCTGCTGAAGCATTAGCAATACTACCATTAAACCCATCAGTTGAATGAGGACTTAATGTTATAATGTTATTTCCATCTGCTCCTGAGTTTCTAAATAAGAAAGTCATTCCTAAATTTTCTGAATGGATTTTTGGTAAACTTATTACTAATGCATCTGTTGCAATATTATGATCAATACCTGCATCTTGTCCAGGTACAGAAACTGATGCAGATAATGTTTTTTGTGAAACTTGATTGCGTTCTACATCATTTGATAAATAGTTGAATGTGCTCATTTTTTTATATTATTTATTTAATTTATTTAATACTCTATCTAGTGTTGTATTGAATTTACCTTTAGCAAATTGCACTTGATTTCTTTTTTTGTTCCCAGATTCTGGGTTGTGTTTGATAGGCTTTACTGCTGCTTCAGAAAATTCTTCTTTAACAGTTCTTGATTTTAATGGTTTAGAATCAATAGACATTTCTTCTTCATCCATTTTACTTTCTTTATCACCTTTAAGGTCTGCAATTGCATCTTCTAAGTTTTGGATTCTTTTTTCCATTCCTTCCCAATCTCCAACATCAGCCATTTTTTTGTCATCTTCTTCTTCATATTCATCTTCTTTAAGATCTTCAGTTATTTCTTCACCTTCTTCAGATTCTTTAGCAGGAACTTCATCAGATACTTCTCTAACATCTGCAATCATTCCTTCTTCTTCTACAACTATTAATCTACCATCTTCTAAAAGATATTCGCCAACTGGCATTGCTACTTTTTCATCATCTGTAACGATAAAAAGTTCTTTACCTTTTTCAAAGGATTCAGCACTAACTATAGTACCATTTTCTAACTTCATTTCTTCAAGTTTAACCTCGATGTTTAGAAGTGTTTTGATTTGATTGATCATTTCGGTTGATTTCATATTATATATATAACGATTATTAATTTATTTTTTGCATTTTCACTCTATGTTCTTGTAATTACACCTATTCCTTGTGCGTGAATAGAGCCATCACAACATTCTCTGGAATATGTACTTGTTTCCCAACATAAACAGGCTCTAGTATTGCTTGTTGGTGATGTTCTACTAGCTATAAATGTTTTATTGTTTCTAGTGTTTCTCATTTATTAGAAATATCCATTGTCTTGTAAATCTCTAGTTATATTAGCTATTACAAGTTTATTAATTAAACTTTCTGCTTTTTTATAATTAGTAATAGATTCAGGTTTTACACCTAATTCTTTGGCTGCATTTTTTGCTTTATCTAAAAGACCATCAACTCTATCAAATATATCATTATTTTGATTAAGCATTTTTTGTCCTTTTTCTTCTAATTTATCTTTAGCAGATTCCATTTTTAGAATTTCTTTTACTAGTGCATTTTGTTTTTTATTAAATTCAGTAATTGATTTTTCAAATTCTTTATCAGAAACAACAGATTTTTCTAGTTTAGACATTGCTTTACCTAAATCATCGACTATTCCTAATTCAACTTTTGCTAATTCAGTTTTGTCTTTAGGTAATCTATTATAGATTTTGTTTAATTCGTTTGGTGTTTTCATATTGGTATTTATTTTTTATTTTGTGCTTCTTTAGTAAATTCATTAATTAAATTAAAAATACTTTGTGTTTCTTTAGGAATTTCAACACCAAGTGTTTTAGCATCTGATTTTGCTTTTTCACTTAATTTTTGTGCTTGTAACAAAGTTTTTAAAGAATTACTATATTCTTCCATTGCCTTATCTTCCATAGATGCAGCAGTAGTAAATTGATCTCTGCCTTTTTTAAATACTTGTATTATATCTTGTATAATACCTAATTCTACCTTTTCACCTTTTACAATACTTGCAATTTTGCCTAGTAATTGTTCTGCTAATTTTTCTTCTGACATATCTTCTTTAATCTTTTCTTTAGGAGATTCCATTTTGTCTGCAAAGTAGCCTTCAATAGAAAAACCTTTAACTTTACCTGATTTAACATACTCGTTCCATATTTCATCGTTATTTACTTTTACTGCTCCCATCCAAGTTCCTACTGGTACATCTAAACCATACTTTCTGGATTTGTCATTTACTTTGTCCTCAACTATCCAAGATTCAACAAGTGTAAGACCTTTTAATGTGTCTTTGTGTTCTAGTGTTGAGTTATTTTGATAACCATTTTTAAGATACATCTGTGATGCCTTAACTATAGTTTCTTTAGAAAAAAAGATGTAGTAATCTCCTTCATCCCCATTTCTAAAAATTGGTTTATTAGGTATCAATAAAGCACCTAATAATATTTTTTTTTCTTTATCAACTTCTGCAAGTTTTATTTCTTGATTGTTTAAAGCAACAAAATCAGATTCTATTGCAGGACTTTCTACAATTGATATTGCATCAATCCCACTATCTTCTTGTTCTTCATCTAGTATTAATTCTACTATTCTCATAATTATATAACGTATTAAAAATTAAATTTTGTGTTTATCCTATTGTTGCTCCTTCAATTGTGTTTCTTTCTAATGCTTGTGCTGAAGTTACTTCACTAGCAACTACAAATGCTTGTATTGGTTGTTGTGATTGACCACCTATTGCATCGGCTAGTTGATTTGTTTCGCTAGAACCTACTATATTAAATGCAGGTGGTAATGAAGGTGCTGTTGGTGTTGGAATACTAGGAACTGATGCAGATGCTGCTCCTGCTTTAGCTTTAGTTTTAGAAACTGCTTTTTTAACAGAACGTATAATACCTACACCTTGTGCTATAGCACTAGCAATAGTAATAAGGTTTTGTGGAAAACCAATCTTAGAACTTTCTGCTACGTTTTGTGTTGTAGAAACTGCTGCTGATCCTATTGCTTCAACTCCTTTAAATGTAATTCTTTTTAAATCCATTATAGTTTCTTTCAATGCTAAACCTTGTTTTATAATTAATAAGGCTTGACCAATTCCAGATTCTGCATCTGCAAATTGTGATATAGCATCTACTACAGCTTTTTTATCTGCTATTTTTTGTTTGTCTAATGCTTCTTCAGCTTTTAATATTTCTGTATCTCTAGTTAAATTAGTTTGTCTGGATTGTTCCGAAAATTCATCTAAAGCTATTTGTGCATCAATTTTAGCTTGTGTTCCTGCTGCTGCATTATCTACTATAGCTTGAAGCCTAACAGATTCTTGTTCTGCTTCTAATAAATCTATTTCTTTTAATGCTTCTAATCTTAATAATTCATCTTGTATTTGCTCTGCATTAAATCTTTTTTGTTCTATAGATAATTTACTTTCACTTTCTATTTTAGAATTAATTAATTCAATTTGTTCTTTGTCTAGTGCTAAATCATTAGATTTTTGTTCTGATCTAAATCCTTCTATTTGTGCAAGAACTCCTAGCTTTTCATTTCTGGCATCTAATAATGCAATGTAATCTTCATCTTTGCCTGTTAATTCAAATTGTGCTTCTGCTGCTTTTAACACAGTATCGGCATTAGCTAACATTTGTTTTTCTTGTAACTCTAAAACCTTCTTTAATTCGTTGTTAGCTTTTATTCTATCTTCAATACTATTTCTTTCTTCATCTCTAATTTGTCTTTGTTGCTCAGCCTGTCTGTCATATTGTTCTATTAAACCCCTAGATTCTGCTGCTGCAATTTCTGCTGATTTTTTTAGTTGAATGTTAGTTTTTGCAACTTCAGATGCAGCTTTTATATTTTCAGAACTAACTGCTTCTGCTGTTATTGCAGCAATGTTAGATATTTCACCTACTGCTTCACCAAAATCATTTACTATATTACCTGCTGCATCAGCTACATCCGTACCTATATTTATAAATTCTTGACCAACTTCTGCTAAACCTGATTTTAATTCTGCAATTTTTGTTTCATCACCATCACCAAAAAATGATTGTTCCCAAGCTAATTGTGCACCTAATATTACACCTTTAATAGCTTGAAATGCTGCCTTAATAGGTGTTAAAGCAATTGTTAAAAGGTTAGACATTATTCTACCTAAAGCATCAAAATTTTCAGAGTTACTAAATATTGCATCTGCTACTTGATTAAATATTATTTGTGCAGTATCAAAAGCAACATTTAAAGAATCCATTACTACTTGGTTTTCTTTTACTGCTTCTGAAATAAATTCAAATGCCTTTTGTAAAATAAACACAACACCAGTTACTTTAGCAATACTACCTATAGATGCACTTACTTTTTTTATTCCTTTAGAACCATCTTCAGCATTTTTTTCTACTTTTTTCAAAGCATCAGCAGTTTTTTCATTAGCTTTTACAACTTCTGTTTCTAACTTAGAAAATTCTTTTTGAAATTCATTTAAGTTTTTTACTGCTTCTTTATATTTTAACTCAAATTCTACTTCTAATTTTGTTGCCATTTTATTTTATTTTTTGTTTGTTTAACACCCTCAGAAAAAGATTCAGCTAATTTATATTTACCTTGTGCAATCCTAATGTTTTCAGTTTCACCACTTACAATTTTTAATAAGTCTAATATGTTTTTTATCATAATTTTATTTTAAGGACAGCCACAAGTTATTGATGTTATTATTCCTGAAGTATTTAATATCATTGTCATAAAACAACCATTATCACAAAATGTGTTATTAGTGGCTGAACCTGATTGTATATATGATCCTGATGGAGCTAGAACTGTTAATTTTGAATTAGTAAACATTGTATCACCAACCGATAAGCTAGTTGCTACACCAATAGAATAATTATAATATAAAGTTTGCCCACTTCCTGAAAATGTTAAATTTTCTAAAGACCTAAAATAAGGTGTTCCAACATTTAATAATTCTAATTGACTTTTACCATTTGTTAGATTAGTTGTAATAGAATTAATTTGATAGTTCTGTTGCCTAATTTGTATCAAGTCATTTAATTGTAAATTATGAAATATTCTTTGTGGTAAAACTGCATTTACTTTTACAAGCCTTCTATTTGTTTCAAAAACATTGTTTATATAAGTGCTATAATTATTATTAAAAAGTGTTCCCAAAAATTCAGTTCCATCAAATTCATTTATTTCAGAGTTGAAATTTATATTAGTTTGATTACTTGTTCCAATTTGTAAACTATTAGATGGTATTATATAATCATTTATTTGCTCATTAACCCCACCAGGTAATGGTCCATCTTTTAAAGCAATAGGATTTTGATTAAGTTGTCTTATAGCATAAAAAATTAATGGTAATCCATAATATGATTCTTGATTATCATTAACAAAATACCCATATTGTACTGTTGTTAATGTTACTGAAGTTGTAATTCCTGAATCAACTAACCTTTCATACATAACGTGTTCAAAAGGTATTTCAACTTTATATATATTATTTGGTGCATCAAAAGTTGCATTATTTAATGTGTATCTTGTTGAACCCCACCCACTATTATTTACTTGATTAAATTGTTTTGCAAGAAATGTTCCTAGACCTTTATATCCAAAAGCTATTTCTTTAAAAGGTAAAGCCACATTAACAGTAGATTTTGTAACATCTAAATATTCATCAATTACTATTGGTGTTGCACCCCCTGATGCGTAATAGCTATCTAAAGTTTTCACAACAATAACCCTTTCGTTATTTACAAAAGCAGTTAAATTAAACATTTTAAAAATAGATGTTAAAAAATTCATAACAGTCATTTCTGGAATCTGTTGTGTAATAATAAAAGGAACTATTGCAGTACTACTAATTTGACCTGAATTACTAAATATGTCAGTAAAACCACCACCACCTTGACCACCACCAAAGACTGCTGCTGAAATAGTCCATTTTATATTTGTAGATGCAAAAGTTATTGTACCAAGTGAAGCTATTTCTACAGTATAACTACCTGCACTTAATTGTGTTAAATTTGTGTCAAAAAAAACTTGTGTTCCTGTAACATTTAACCTTTCTTCATAACTTTCACTATTTTTAAGAACTCTAACACTATATTCTACATTTGAAACTGTTGGAATTAATTCTAATTTAGTTTGCACATATTGTAATATTCCACCATCAGCATTAGTTTGACCATCTGGCAATAATGTTAAAACCCCTTGTGGGGTAACACTTGTGTATCCACTAGAACCTGATGTTTGTGTAATATTTTGAACAGGAATAAAATTTAAAGTTAATTGAGTTGTAGGTTCAACACTTCCTTTTTTTCTATGTAACCACATCCATAAATTATGAAATCTTTCATTTGTTGAATTATTAAAAAAGTCATTTGAAAAAATTATCTTTTGTGTTCCATCACTATTTTGATATCTTGTTTCAGTTTCTATTGCATCTATAATTGCTTGTAATCTTAAAGCAAATTTCAATTGTTTAAAATTAACACCATTAACACTAGAACTACTTACCCAATCAACATTTCCTACTCCTTCATTTACAGAATCAAATGTTAGTCTATCTGTATGCGTAATTAATGGAACACATAAGTTTTTTGTTGATGGTAAAGCAGATATAAGTCCTGATTTAATTGTTGCATATTCATAAGTTGTATTGTAATCTCCTAATTTAGTCAATCTTGATAATTGGTCATCTCCTAATACATCAACTAAGTTTATTGTATTTCCAAAAAATGTTATACGATATGTGTGTGCTACATTGTTTTTTAAATCAACTCCTTCTAACTTTATAAAACCTTCTTTAAATGGTATTGTGTTTAATTCAATTTTTGCTGCTACTTTGTTTCTTGCATCAAAACCACCTTGTATATCGAAATTGTAATAATGACTAAATATTTTTTGATTTACTTTAGATGCAGGTAAAGAAAATGTCTTACTAAACTCAGTAAAGATTTTTTTAATATCTTTTACATTTTGTATTGTTTGTGTAAATGATACTGTTTCATCTTTAAATAAATCTATTCTATTTCCTTCTATATATAATTGTAGTTTTTGCATCTATCTAACATTATTTATATAATCAAATGCATCCTCAAACCTCATAGTATATTCTATTAACTTATCATTAACAGAAGTTTTAAATTGTATGTTTGACTCTTTAACTATTACTGGAACTCGTTCTAAAACTGTGGTATCAAGTTTTGGTCTTTCCATCCATACATATTCACTTAATAGTAATTGCTCAAAGAAAGCATTTGCAAACTCAGGATAGTAACCTGAACTTAAAGTATGACTTTGCTTTGCAGTTGTGTTTATTAATTTAGTAGGAGCATTGGTTATTTCATATTGTGCATACTCATCATCTGGAAAAGTTAATGTGTTAGATTGAAAACTTTCATTTGATCTTTTTACTGAATCTACTTTCTTTAAGAAAAACCATAAATCCTGCTGAACACCATATCTATTTATAAATATTATTTTAGTTCCATTACCATACTTTGTGCAATCAATTCTATTTATTGTGCAAACATTACCCTGACCTGATGCTGTTGTTGCTGTTGTACTATATGAACTCATTGAAAATATACCAGTTGAATTAGTATAACCTACATAACCTGCTACTCCAAATGGAGCATATATTTGCCACCTTAATGAACTATGTGGAGGATTAGTGTCAGGAGCAATTAAAAATTGTGCACCAGATTTAAATGGTGGTTCAGGATTTGATCCTTCAACAAATTTTCCAAATGCTTCATAACCTTTATCTGTATATGGAACTGCACTTCCAATAGTAGAGCCTGTTGCGTTTAATCCTGCATAATTTTGTAAACTTGTTACTATAAGAATACTTCTAATAGCATATGTACTTGAATAAGTTACATTTAAATAATCTCTTGCAAGTTCTGAGATGTCAAAATTAACCCCTGTGCTTGGTGTTACATTTTTAATTAAAGTATATCTTAATGTTCCATCTATTGTTATTGTACACTTGACAGACAAGGTTGCTGATGTTGCTGCTATAAATTTATATTGTGGGTTTCTTAATGCTATATTTGCCATTGTGTTTATTTTTCACCATATACCATTCGACTTTCTATGTCTGATATAAATGCTTTTGTTAAATCTAATTCGTATTTTTTTATTCCTGCTACAAAAGGTTTAGAAAAAAACAAAGTTGGTTTAATACCAGATAAATATATACTTCTGGTTATTAAATATTGCATTGTTTTTCTAGGTAAAAATTTACCTGTCTTTTTATCTCTAACACCATCTAGGTTTTTCTTTACTGTCCATTTATTTATTGCTGCTCTAAGTCCTTT